GTTCTGGTGCTCTGGACAAACGGTAGATGACCAGAGAGTCTTCAATCATACGAAGCTGATTGAGAGACTTGATTGCTTTATGAAGATAAGAAAGAATTGTTTGCTTGTTTCTATCAACAAGACCAGAAGTAACAAATGAAATCGAATCGGGTGCAATTTTTACTGCTTTGTTATCAGAATTTGTAGCAGAATAAGTTGCACCACCACCCTTAAGAGCACCATTAGGATTGTAGAGATAGTACTCTTCTATTTCTGGATTCGTGAAGGAATTATCTTGTTTTGCAATTGCTCTAGTAATTCCAGAAAGATTATCTTCTTTTGACTTCTTTAACTTTCTTACGTAACGAATTTTAAGAGGGTCAACGTAACGAACTTCCTTCAAACCCTCTTCTGGTTTTTTGACATCGATTACCTTATGGTAATATACTCTTCCGTCAATATACCAGTTACGAAAAATTTCATGAGCCTTCTTATCGAAGTCCATGATTTCTTTAATGTATTTGAACTCTTCTCTAATACTTTCCTTTAGTTTATCCGAACCAGGAACATTAGAAAGTTCGATTTCCACTGGTGAATCGTTCAGGTCTGAGACGATTGCTTCATCTACAATATCTTCAATGGCACTATCACACTCGGGGTGTAGTGCCATTTCTCTATATCTACGAATTAAATCTTGTTCGTTTTTATAGACACCTTCAATATCTACATATTGACCATAAAAACCACTAGATAAGTAAAAATCAGACTTATCCTCATCATTTTGAGGAATCGGGGAAAGAACTGAATCGTTCTTCTTACCATCCGATTCCTCAAACTTGTAACCAAATAATTTAGGCATCTCTACGAAATACTGGACTGTCTTGTCCTAGTATTTAGGTGGTTTCTGAAGTACCAAGGATTGAAGAACCAGACTCTGGATCTAGAGCATCCCACCACTGAACCTGTAGGTCAACTGTGAATTCCTCAACGGAATCTGCTGCATCATAAGAAAGTTCAATTGGACTTACATTTGTTGGGAAAGTTCCAAAGAATTTGTAAGTCTTCAGGACAGGAATTTGTGCTCCGTTATCTGGGAGTTTACCATTGGTTCCATTTGTTTCATTACCTCTACCAAGTTGGTGAACTACCATCTCAGTTTGATAAGCAGCAGGAGTAATAACACCTGCATTGTCATCATGTCTGTTGATGAAGTTCATCCATCTTTCAAACGCATTTCTGAGTTTGAAGTTGGTGTCATTAATGACAGTAATTGTCCATGGATCAAAGGTTCTATCACCAGCAACTTTGAGGTTTCTACCTCTGAAAGGAATGTCAATTACGTTGACATTGGATGCTGGAAGTTGAGCAGCCTTCACCATAAAGGTAAAGTCTTCATCAACTTGAACTTCGGTACTAAGACCTTGAGGGAATGCAAGAACACACTCAAAGAGATTAGGTCTTGCACCACCACCAACTAGTCTTGATTTGAAATCACTGAGTGTTCTGGTGTTGTAACGTGGGGTGTTGTTAGTTGCGTTTGCCATTGATTGGGTTCCTCTTAATATTTAATCAATAATAAATCAAACAGTGCCAACGACTTCGGAGAAGCTAACACCAGTGCGGGTAGCAACGAAGGTAAGACCAATGAAGTTAATCGATCTTGCTGGTTTTACAAAGATATCAGCCTTAAACTGATTTGCATCAATAACATCAGGTGTGTTATTTGTGTCGTCACAGACAACAATGAACTCTGTGATACCTCTCTTACCCTTGACATCTCTTAGGTAAGGTTCGACGATATTAATGAAGTTTGTTCTTGTAGTAGCATCATTAAACTCAAAGAGTTGTGCTCTTGCTGCACCCTCAATTGAAGATTCAAGTGCTAGGAACAGTTTACGGACGTTGATTCTATCGAATGCAGAAGCATATCCGAGAGCAGTCTTATCACCGAAAAGAAGAATACCTTGACCAGAGGAAGCAATCACTGGATTGATTCTCTTGGAATAAAGTAGGTCTCTTTGTGCTTTGGATGGATTGAATGCAAGTTTAACTGCATTGTTGATTGCTCCTCTATTAGCACCTGCAGGTGAGAACCAAGCAAAATCATCAGCAGATGTTCTTGCCATTAGTCCAGCAACATCACTATTAAGTGCTAGATAAACAAACTTGTTATTGAATCTATCGAAGGTGTACTTGTAACCACTATCAAATACCGCATAGGAAGAAGAAGGAAGTGGTTCAAAGAACTCAATAACCTTATCAGTTTGAGTATTGGTGTTTGATTGTGCAACAATGTCACTCTTATGTGGAGAAATTACTGCCATACAATCCTTTCTCTCGTCAGCAATAGACATCAGTGCAGTTGCCTTTGCTTGCGATTCAAAGATGCTGGTTCCACCAGATGGACCCATGATTAGATAATCAATATCATATTCTGCTGGGTTTCTGAAGATTTCATAACCTGCAACTACATCACCTAGTTCAGGTGCCATTCCATTGGCAGATGAATAATCAACACCACTAGTGAACTTATAAGTTTCATTTCCAGAAACATTAAATGATTTACCCTGTGCTTCAGTTCCCCATACACCATTATCTACAGTGAATGTAGAAGTTCCAGTAACTCCTGTTAGACTGCTAGCAGTAGTTGCTCTTGCAACACCAGCAAAGATATTATCTGAGTTTGATGCTAGATAATCCTTATAATAGATGCCTTGTGTTGGGCTAATTCTTGCATCGGATGCCTTTGAGAGGAATGTATACTTCTCTAGGATAGCACCTGCAGTACCACTTACCTTACCAGTATCATCAACAACTACAATATGAAGTTGGTCATTCTTAGCACTTCTGTCTTCAGCATACTGAGAAGTTCCTGGTTTTGGTGCGATAGACTTCCAATAGATAAGTTGATTATCAAGACCTAAGGTCTGATTATCATACCAATCTTTTGCTTGTGTGTTAGCAAAAGTATTTGTAACAATACCTGCTGAAGTTACAATATTGACAGTGTTACCATCATCAACTTCAAAGGAGTTAGCATTTGCACCCTGACCTGGATTCTTATACTCAATTGCTTCAGTAACTCCATTAAATGAGTTAGTTCTATCTACAACCTTAACGTAGATTTCCTCATTACCAATTCCAGTAATAATTCCTCTGATTTCTCCTACAAAGTTTCTAACTACACCGTTTTCTGCGTAACTAGCATTCAATGTTTGAGTTACTGCATATCCAACTTGGACATCTGTAGCAACAGTGCTTGTTGATTCCTGAGAGAATACAAAACTTTCTGCTGTTAATGAACCAGTGTTGGTTGAGTTATCACTAAGGATAATCTGCGATACCCCGATAGATGAAATCGTAGTTCCTTCTGGAATATTTGCGTTACTAACAATATCAGCAACTGTTAGTGAAGAAGTTGTGATACCAGTGATTAAGTTTGTTGTGATTCCAACATCACCAGTCTTGGTTGCTACAGTAGTAGATGTTGTTACTGTTCTAGCAGTGGTTCCAATTCCAGTGATAATTTGGTCTGCCATTCCATCAATGGTGCAGACTTTTAAATCGTTTGCCCAGGAACCAGGAGTTCTTGCTGCATATTCCCATGCAGTATCAGCTCTGTGGTTTGTCTCGTAATCTTCGTCGTTTAGGATTTGTAGAGATGATTGTGCATCAGAGTTTGCATTATTAAGTGTATCTCCTGTTGCTCTTACAACTCTCATTACACCACCGTAAGAGAGGTAATTGGATGCTGACAACCAGTACTCATTTTGTCCATCAGTTTCAGATGGTTTTCCAAAAGTTCCAAGAAGCTCTGCTTCGTTTGTAACAAGAATTGGCTCGTTTACAGGACCTTTTGCGAAAGGAGCGACAAAAGCACCGACTTGATCGTTAGCAGCAGTAATTGCTCCAACAGTTAAGTCAACCTCTCTTATCTGTACTCCTGGTGATACTAAATTTAACGCCATTTTGTCCCCTCTTAAAGAAGTTCATATTAGTCTACTAATATTTAGAAATCAGACTCTTTTTAGTGGGGAAACTGGGGAAACAACTACCAGTCTGGATAGTCACTATCAGCAAAATACTTTATTCTATTTCTTTTTCTTGAAACTCTTTTAATTGTGCAATCTTTACACTCATATGAGTAGGCACCAGATGAACTACCTTTCCCTTTTCTAGTTTTGTAAAATTCAGTTTCTAAGTCTTTTACTTTTCCACAAACTCTACATTTCCTATCTTTAGGAAAAGAGAAAGAAAAATCATCACCTAGGTCCATCAATAATACTCCCACATATATGAACGGTCACCATATTCATCAGTATGCCATCTATCACCAGCAGCATCTACAAATGAACTGTCATCAGATAAACCATCACTTACGAATCCGAATGGTGCCATGTCTTGTTCAATCTGATCTCTCTGGTCCTCGTAAATTCTCTTTCGGATATCATTATCCGTCATTTCTTTGAAGTATGGTTGAACAATCAACCAAGAAAAAATAACAAGACACATAGCAAGGTCATCATGACAACCATCTTCTGCTACAAATGTTTGATTCTTTTGAATGAACGTTGTCAACTCACTAATAATATCGTAATCATTTATCAGTAACTTATCGTCTTCAATAACTGTTTTTAAGTTAGAGCATCCAACTTGTTTTACAGTCTTAGACATCTTGATTCCTAGTTGGGATTTTTTACCAGAAAATCCTTGACCAACCATCTGACCTGCCCTACCTCTCATAGCACACATTAGAAGGTTATCATACTCCAAATCAAATTGGAGCATACTAGAAACCTGTTCACCAATATCATTAACCTCAACTAAAATAAAAGATTTGTTATATGCCTTTCCTACCCTATCAATAATATTTGGGAATAGCATTGGTTTGATTTCATTATTTCTATATTTTGCTACAATCTTATATGGGAAACTTGTGATATCAAACATCACAAACGCAGAATAATCTTTTCCAGTTCCTCTAGCAACGTCAACTGTCATTAAGTATTGATGGTCTGGTTTCGGTTCCTCATATACATCAAGACCTTTATTTCTTTGGATAGGATCACTATAGACCATCGACCTGAGTTTAGAAGGCGCAATAAGAGTATCAACAGACCCTAAGAACTCACATTCAAATTCCTGGGTAAACTGTCTCTCTGATGTATTACGTATAGTTTCTTCTTTCCATTTTGCATCCCTACCAGGGACTGCACTCCAATGAACTTCTAATGGTTTATAATCATTCTTTCCACGTTCAGCATCATGCCAAAGTTTATAGAACATGTTCATCCCGTTAGGGGTAGAAATGATAATAACCTTGGTTGTTTTACCAGATGAAATCGTTGGATATACAGAACTAAAGAACTGCTCTGCAATGTGGTTTGGAATGAACGCAAATTCGTCCAAGAAAATAATGTTAAATGAATTACCTCGGACAGCAGAACTAGATGTAGATGCAGCAACAATCTTGGAACCATTCTCAAGTTCTAGAGAACCTTTGTTCCAAGATCCAACACCTTGCTGTAACCACTTGGGTAAATTTTCATAAGAAAGTTGCAATCTCTGCAACAGTTCCCTTGCAGTCTCTGCTTTGTTTGCTAGGATTGCAATCCTAATATTGTCATTGAACAACGCATAATGAAGCAGATACGAAACCACAGTTGTAGACTTTCCAGTCTGACGGGGTAGTTTCGCAATATTAAAACGTTGTTCGTGGAAATTTTTAATTAAATCTTTCTGGAAGTCATACATGTCAAAGGGAATCAAACCCTCGTCCAGAGAAACGATACGTATATACTTAAGTGCAAAATAAACTGGATCTTCTTTGCATTTTAGATACTCAGAAATTTGCTCTTCAGTAAATTCAACCTGGACATTCTCTGCTTTGAGATTAGGATTGCCCTTATAATGTTTGTCAGCCATGAAAAAATTTTTAACTCATTAAACCAATTGCAGCAACTGTTTCTTGCTGTTTTAGATATAACTTAATATATGCTTTACAAATATTTTTGATTGTCTTAATATCATCACAGTCCTCGATTTCTCGAACTTGTTTCTCGTATTCAAACGTCTTAGAAAGGGAATCAAGTGTTATGTCATCAGGATTCATGGGTTGTCTTCTCCTACATGTAGTAATGGTTTAGTTGGGTCCCTAAAGTGGGGACCAAAAGATATAACTGTTGCACCAGGATAGATTTTTTCAATCTGGGCAGACACTTCCATTTTAGTGGGTGTTGTCAGACTTGGGAAGAATAATTGGATACCTTCATACTTCCCTCTCCACTGAAAACGGACGTGATAAGTTTTGCCTCTTTCCTGTATTTTAGTATATCTCTCTATTAGTGCCGTTGCTTTTGGGGAGAAGTCTTCCTTCTTAGTTTTATTACCCCAGTTAGCAGCACCAACTTTGCGGCACTTCACCAGTGCTCCAGATGCATATGCACTTGGCCAAACTCTATAACGAGACTTGACCTTCTTATAACACGCATCCTTTTCACCTGCTTTCTCCAGAACAGTTTCTTCAGTAGCAACGTTCTTTGCTTTACCTCTGCGATCTGGATTACCGTCTTCACGGTTCTTGCGTCTAAATGCCTTTTCTTCCTCTTCCTTTGAGAGGTTTCTCTTCATTTTTGAAGACCCACACTTTGGTTTGGTCTTTTGTCCTGGTTGTCTTGCACAGGGTTTCCCTGCATATTTGCCACCCAACTGAACCCAACCAGGGGTGCCATCATCAGAAGAACTCTTGCTAAACCAGTCACGCAAAGAACTATCACCACTCTTCGATTCATCAATAAATTCCGCAAAAGATTTCATTGGAAGATACAATTTTTAACTATTTATTCTTTTGGTAAACCTTTCTTCAGCAGTTTTTGAAGTTCTGCTGTCGAACCAACAAACATAGTATTGTTGTTGGTAACATTCTTTGGACCTGCTTCTTCTTCCTTTAACTTCTTAAGTTTTGCTTGAAGGTCTAATAACTTATCTGTTGTATCAGCAACGTTCTTAATAAGTTGACCTGCAACTTCATATGCTCTTGGAGAGTCAGACTGCTGAGCAATATCTAAGATACCGTCAACTGCTTCTTGTCCCTTTTCTATTAAACTATAAAGTTGTCCTCTAGTATAATCATAATCATAGTCTGTCTCTTCCTTTTCTCCCTTCTTGGGAGTCTTTCTAATAGAAGTATCTGGAGTAGAAACAATCTCTGTAGGAGTTGCTTCTATATCCAATGAATCATTTATCGCATCAAAATCATTTTTCATAAGTCACTATCCTTTCTAGGACTATAGAGTCTTCCATCACCAAAGTCGAAGAGTTCTTCATTAAATCCAAACTCATCATCATAATTGATAAGTGCATCGTCAGCAGCATTAATCATATTGATTTGGTCACCAATTTGATGCTTGGCATTGATTGTCTTATCCATACCTCTCTTGACTCTCAATGTATTGCCTGTAATATTAGTAATTAACATTGACTCTTCATTAATCATAATGTAAGAATCTTCTACAAATTGAGATGCATTAGACACATCAAAAGTTACTTGTGTTTCACTAATATCTGCTGCAAGAGTAGTAGTATTATCGTCGTTATAATCTTTGATTGCTCTTGGTGTTACCTGATATCTTAACTGTCTGGAAGCATCTTTTCTATCAGTATCACCATAATAATCAACGGTAACTTTCTTGATAATTGGTCCTTCCTTATCATCAATCTTACCAAAGATTGATGTCTTAGCAGTGAATCTCAGAGTATATACTAAACTTCTTCTAGTTGTATAGTCACCCTCATAGTCATCCTGCATACTAATTCCTTCCAAGGTAATAGGAATATCCCTCTTCTCACCAATAGAGTTTACCAAGTCAACTGTTAAATTAAACTGTGGTTGGAAGTATGGCAAAATCTGCTCCAGAATTTGAAGCATATCATCTTGATACTTAGTTATAATGCTTAGTTCAATACTAATATTATATGGTGCAGGCATATAAACCTGAACTGGACCAACTCCTTCTCTATTTGCTTGAAACTTCTGAACAGAAGATACCTTTCTAGAAGCATCATAAACAATATCTGTCATCTCAAATGACATACGAGGAAGAGTAATTGCAACTCTTTTTCTCAGGTCTGGTTTCTCATCCAATCTAGCAAGAAACTTCTGAACAGGACCATAAGAAATTGGAACCTTTATGACACTATTATCCGCACCAGTGCCATCCTGGTGTTTGATATAAAGATTGTTGAACAATGTGCCAAAAGCAACAATTGTCCTCTTTATAATTTCGTGATAGTGATAGGAACCAAACATGTCAATATTTTATGATAAAAGTATTTAGAGCTCTCCAAATGGGTTCTTTTCAGTGAAGTCAAGAATTTTATCTGCTTCTGTTTCTATGACATCATTTTCTGCAAAATCATCATAAAGGTCATCTGAGAAAATTGAATTAATCTTGTGTGATGCAGAACTCTCATCACCAACGATTTTTTCTCCTTTCTGGA